GGTAATTCGCACCCCGATGTTTCGGTAGTTACGGGGTTTTTGCTAGGGGGTTATGCTGTTGATTGATCTTGATATTGAAGCAACCCAGCCAGAGTTCGCCGCGCTGATCGGGATCTCACAGCCAGCGGTTTCCGCCCTGGTGAAGCGCGGAATCTTGTCTGCTGGCCAGACCATTGGTGAGTGGTTGCAGGCATACATCTCCAACCTGCGCGAACAAGCCGCCGGCCGCTCCCTGGAACTGTCCGAAGAACGCGCCGGCCTGGCTCGTGAGCAAAAGCTCTTGGCGCGCATCAAGAAACAGCGCGAGCTGGGCGAATGGGCGCCCATCGAGAATTTGACCCTGTTGCTTTCCAAGGTCACCTCACAGATGGCCTCCACGTTCGAAAGCATCCCGATCCAGATCAAGCGCCAATTCCCGGAGATGACCGCAGAACAGCTGAATCTGGTGCGTGAGGAACTGGCCAAGGCTCGCAACCTGCTAGTTTCCGTGGGATCAGAAGCCGTCAAAGAAGCCGCCATGAGCATCGCTGACTACGTGGAAGAATACGACGATGGCGCCACCACGGCAGAATAACCCGCGTCGCGCTGCTGCCGACCGCATCATCCAGGCGGTCCTGCTGGGCCTGGAACCCTTGCGCGTCGCCGCCCCCATGCGCCTGTCCCAATGGGCTGCCAAGCACTTCTACCTTTCCGCCGAATCCTCCTACACCGAGGCCCGTTGGGTCGCCTACCCATTCCAAACCGCCATCCTCGACTGCATCGGCAACGACGATATCATCGAAGTCGATTTCATGAAATCCGCGCGTGTTGGCTACACCAAAATGATCCTGGCCGCCATTGGCTACTTCGCCGAGCACAAAAAGCGCAACCAGGCCCTCTGGCAGCCCAGCGATGCTGACCGCGACGAATTCACCAAAGTCGAGCTGGAGCCCATGCTCCGAGACGTCCCGGTAATGGAAAAAGTCTTCCCCGTATTCCTCCAGCGTCACAAAGACAACACCCTCAAAGCCAAAAAATTCCTCACCGGAATGCTGCATCTACGCGGCGGCACGGCCGCCAAAAACTACCGACGTATCAGCGTCGACGTCGTCTACCTCGACGAACTGGACGGCTTCGACCAAGACATCGAAGGCGAAGGCGAGCCCTTTGCCCTGGCCCGCAAGCGCACCGAAGGCGCAATCTTCCCCAAGCTCATCTGCGGCACCACTCCAAAAACCGCCAACCTATCCCACATCGAAACCCGCGTCCGCCAGGCGCGCGAAATCTTCCTGTTCCATATTCCCTGCCCACATTGCGACTATGAGCACCCCCTCACCTGGGGCGGAAAAGGCGAAAAAAAAGAAGCTATCGGCTTCATCTGGCGCGAAAACGACCCCAGCACCGTCGCCCACCTCTGCCCCGACTGCGGCGCCCTCTACGGACAGCATGAATACCTCAGCGTCAGCCCGCGTGGCCGCTGGATCAACCCCAATACCGGCACCTGGATCGACCCGCAAAGCCAGTTTCGCAGCCCCGAAAACCACCTCATCCAGCCGCCCGCACACCTCGCCTTCCTTGTCTGGACTGCCTATAGCCCGCAGGCCACCTGGGAAAACATCGTGCGCGAATACGTCAACGCCGCCGCCAAGGCCGCCGCAGGCGACAAAACCTCCCTCAAAACCTTCATCAACACCACCCTCGGAGAACCCTTTGAAGAAGAAGTCGAAAAAGGCGATGCCCAAGAGCTCATCCGCCGCGCCGAACCCTACCCCCTGCGCGTCGTCCCGCGCGATGTGTTGGTGCTGGTCGCCTTTGTCGATGTACAAAACAACCGCTTTGAAATGGTCGTCTGGGGCTTTGGTCGAGGCGATGAAATGTGGGTCATCGACTACCAAGTTCTGGAAGACGTCAACCCCTTCCTCGACACCGACTGGGAGCAGCTGGACCAACACATGGAACGCCGGTACCCCCATGCTCGTGGCGGCACCATCGGCATCGAAATCGCCGGCATCGACACCGGCTATGCCACCCACCAGGCGTACCGATTCTGCCGCCCCCGGGAGCGCCGGAAAATCTATGCCACCAAGGGCGAAACCCAAGACAACCGACCCATCAAAAGCCGCAGATCCCTGGTCGACGTCAAGCAGCGCACGGGCCACCCCATCAAAAACGGCTGCAAGCTTTGGTTTATCGGCACCGATGCGGCGAAAGACACCATCTGGGGCCGCCTGCAAGTGGCGGAACCCGGGCCCGGTTACGTCCATTTCTCCAGCCAGCTGCCCAAGGCCTTCTACGACCAACTGGTCGCAGAAGTCCGCGTCAGCCAAAAAACCGGCGGACAACACATCTACAAATGGATCAAACCCACCCAGGCCACCCGCAACGAAGTACTGGATTGCACCGTCGGCGCTTTGTGGGGGCTGGAAATGCTCGTCGAGCGCTACCGTGACATCAACTTGTTCTGGAACGAAATGGACCGTCGCATTGCCCAGCCAGACCTGTTCGATGCCGCAGAGTATCCCGCCGCCGAACCGGAAGCACCTGCAAAACCCGCCCTCCCCATCCCACCCGCCTACACCGGCGGCGGCATTAACCTCAGCGGCTGGGCGCGTGGACAGTGAGCGAAAGTCGCGACGTGGTCAGCGATATCCTGGACCGCGTACTGGCCACGCTGCCCGGCTGCACGCCGGAAATGGTGCAGGATCTGGAAATCACCATCCGCCGCGAATGGGGAGGAGAGCGGCACTACGTCAAAAAGCCCGACGCCATCACTCCACGCCTCCACGAAGCTCGGCAGGCACTGCGCCAGGGCGCGCCGATTGCGGAAGTGAAGGCGGAATATGGGATTTCTCGGTCGACGATTTACAACATCCTGAAGAAAAAATGATCTTTTTTTGGCAAAATTAGCTTTTCAAATGGAGGATGGACCGATGAAAACTCTGTGTATTTTTGCCTATGTACTGCTTTCTTCCATTAATTTTGCCAATGCCGGGGCATATAAATGCGATGTAAATGGGAAACTGGTTTTCCAAGATCATCCTTGCTTAGGCGGTACAGGCGAAGCGTTGAAACTTGACCCTGTCCCATTGGCCGATCCATTCGAATCGCTTGCTGGAGCCGGTAAAGTCATTCCCGGGATGACTGAAAAGCAAGTGAAACGCGCATGGGGAGAGCCTACCAGCATCAATCCATCATTTACTGCTGGGCACTCATTCGCGCAATGGGTGTATCGTCGCGATATCAGCCGTTCGCAGTACATTTATTTTCAAGATGGGATCGTAACGGGCTGGAATTGACCCGGCCAAAAAAATTCCACCGTTTTGCCTATTCCGTGGACAGCCACGCCGGTAGGCTCCCCGGTCATGAGCACCGGAATCACCCTCGCACAAGCACAGACCCAACTCCAGAAATATCTGGACGCGGAAACCGCCATTTTGTCTGGGCAGCGCTATGAGCTGAACGGGCGCGCCTTGTGGCGGGCTGATTTGGCCGCCGTGCAAGCGGGGATTGAGACCTGGAACAAGCGCGTGCAAGCCCTGGCCGCCAGCGAGTCGGGCCGTGGGCGCACCATGGTCGTGCAGCCGAGGTGGTAATGGGCATTGGTCAACTGATCGACAGCGCCATCTCCACCGTAAACCCCGAATGGGGCGTGCGACGCGCCAAGGCGCGTGCGATGTTGGCCTTCAGTGGTGGCTACCATGGCGGCAGTCTGTCGCGGCAGACCATGGCCGGGTTTTTGCCCGCCAATCTCGACGCCGACACCAGCCTCAGCCCGGCCTTGCCCTTGCTGCGCTCCCGTTCGCGGGATCTGGCGCGGAACAGTCCCGTGGCCCTGGGCGCACTCAACACCATGGTCACCAATGTCATCGGCACCGGCCTCAGCCTGCAATGTCATCTGGAGCCCGAGGCCCTGGGCCTGACGCAAGACCAGGTCAGCGCCTGGCAAACCAAAACCCAGCGACTGTTCCGCATCTGGGCAGAGTCCACCGACTGCGACGCCACCCGCACCCAATCCTTTTACGAGCTCCAGTCCCTGGCGTTCCGCTCCCTGCTGGAATCCGGCGATGTGTTTGCCTTGATGCCCAATCTGCAGCGCCAGGGCCGCGACCACCTGGCCGTGCAGCTCATCGAGGCCGACCGCATCAGCAATCCCGACAACGGCATCGACTCCGGCAAGCTGATCGGCGGCATTCGGCAGGATGACTGGGGCGCGCCCGTCACCTATTACGTGTGCAATCGCCACCCCGGCGCCTTCCTCGCCACCGACGCCCCCAAATGGCAGCCAGTCCCGGCATTCGGCGCGAACACGGGCCGCCGCAACATCCTGCACCTGTTCGAGCGTCGCCGCCCTGGGCAATCGCGCGGCATTCCCTATCTGGCCCCGGTCATTGAGCCGCTCAAGCAGCTGGCCCGCTACACCGACGCCGAACTGCAGGCCGCCGTGGTGGCGGGGGCGTTTGCCGTGTTCATCAAGATGGACCCCAACGCCTTCCAGGACATTTTCGACGACACCGGGCGCACGCAATACCTGGCCTCCAGCATGGGCTGGAACGGCAGTTATCCGGTGGGCGGCATGGAAGGTCCGGGCAAAGCAGTGAATCTGCTGCCCGGCGAATCCATCGAGGCCAGCAACCCGGGCCGCCCCAATGCCGAGTTCGATCCCTTCGTGCAGGCCATCCTGCGCCAGATCGGCGTGGCACTGGAGCTGCCGTTCGAGGTGCTGATCAAGCACTTCCAGTCCAGCTACAGCGCCGCCCGCGCCGCCCTGCTCGATGCCTGGCGACTATTCCGTACCCGTCGCGAGATTTTCAGCACCCAATTCTGCCAGCCCATCTATGAAGAGTGGCTGTACTGGGAAATCGCATCTGGTCGCATTTCCGCGCCCGGCTACCTGGTCGACCCCACCCTCCGCGCGCTCTACAACTGCGCCCAGTGGGTAGGCGACGGGCCGGGCAGCATCGACCCAGAAAAAGAAGTCAATGCCGCCATCCTGCGCATCGATACCGGCATCAGCACCCTGTCATCGGAGTCGATCCTCTACGACGGCCAAGACTGGGAAAGCAAAAACCGCCAACGCCAACGCGAGACCCAGGCCCGCCGCGATGCCGGGCTAGAACTGCCGCCCCAGGCCGCGCCCAGCAAACCCAATCCATCCCGACCGCAAATGGCCAGCCTGGCGAATGCGGAGGATCCCGAATCCAACCCGACGGAGTAAGCCATGTCGTCCATGTCCGATTACCTGGAAAACAAGCTGATCGATCACTTGTTCAAAGCCACCGCCTTCACCGCGCCTGCCGCCATGGCCGTGGCGCTGTTCGCGGTCAGCAAGGGCCAGCGCGCCAACAGCACCGCCTATGCCCTCAATGACACCATCTGGCTCACCGCCAACGACACCAAAACCCACATTTACAAATGCACCACCGCAGGCACCACCGCAGCGGCGCAGAGCACCCTGTATCCCGGCGCGATTGCCGAGGCCATCACCGACGGCACAGCAGTCTTTACCGAACAGTCCACGGCGTTCGACTCCAACAGCAACACCGCCATGGAGGTGTCCACCACCAGCACCGGCTATGCCCGCGTATCGATAAACCCATCCTCCACGGCCAACTGGCTCAACACCCAGGGCACCGCGTCCGGCGCATCCAGCGGCACCACCGGCACCACCAGCAACCAGAGCACCATCACCTTCGGCTCGCCGACGGCCACCTGGGGCGGAGCAGGAGCTATGATCGCCGCCATGGGCGTCTACGACGCCACCAGTGCCGGAAACCTGCTGTTCTGGGGCACCCTTACCACACCCAAAACCGTCAACAACGGCGACGCCGCACCCACGTTTGCCGCGTCGGCGCTGAGCTTCCAGATCGATAACTAACATGTCGAGCATCGACGTCTCCGGCATCGTCCAAATCCAGCCCGATGGGGCGGGTAAGGCCATTGATGCCTCCGTGGTTACCACCGATGCGGCTGCGGTTGTCTATCGCCAGCGCATCAATGTAGCGGACCCAATTGCCGACAATCACGCGGGCGTAGGCAGCACGCCGGCCATGGACGAAGACGCGCTGTATGTGCGGGATTTAAACGGTCCCCAACGCGGCGATCCCATCATTGTCACCCAGGATCTGGACAGCAACGGTCCGTTGATCGTCGCTCAGGGGGAAGGGCTTTGGCGGGAAATTGCCCAGGCCCGCGACCCCAATGGCGCAATCCGCGACCTAAATTGCGACCCGCTGGGTAATCTGCAGATCTCCAACACAGTTTCGGATCTCTATCGATTCAGCTTTTCGGCATCGGGCCAGACCAGTCAGGCCATCCCGCTGAATGGCGCGACGCAGCTCATCCTCAGTTATGTCTCCGGCGCCGGCAATATCGCGGTGGACGCCAGCCTTGATGGCGTCAGCTGGGTCGCTTGCGATCTGTTCAGCTTCGCGGCGGTGGCGCCGTCCGGAACCTCGTTCGGAACGGCCACGCACTATCGGGTGTGCGTGTCCGGGTTTGTTTACGCCCGCATCCGCGCATCCACTTTCACGACGCTGATACAGGGGGTTGTGAGGGTCACGAGCGGGATTGGATACATCCCGGTGAATACCGGGTTTTCACTTACGGCAGCAGCGGCGGCAACAACGACCAGCGCAGTGGCCGTGGCGCTCAGCCCGAACACGCCGGTGCCAACCATGTCGCAGATTAATAGTGCAGCGACGACGAATGCCACCAGCATCAAGGCCAGCGCTGGAACGATTTACAACGTCATTGCCAGCAACGCGGGAGCGGCGGCGGTTTACGTCAAATTCTATAACCTCGCAGCAGCGCCCACAGTGGGAACCAGTGTGCCCGTCTTTATTATTTCCCTCGGCGCAGCGGGTACGGCAGACGCGACAAAAGTCCTCGACTTCGGCCTCATTGGCCAGCGATTTACGACGGGCATCGCGCTCGCGATTACCAACTTGCCAGCGGACAGCGACACGACAGTGATTGCTGCTGCCCAAGTAAAAGTCTCCACTTCATACATTTAGCAGGTACTCACATGCTCGCAGAAGGCAAAGCAGGCAAGAAGATTCTTAACTCCGGAGCGCTGGTTGAACTGCGCCTCGGTCCCACGGGTGCGCTGGTCCAGCAGGACGGACACGCCCGCTATTACGAAACCACCCGCAACGGCGACTGCTACACCGCCATTGCCACAGCGGTGACCATCGCCGCCACCCACGTTTCCCCGGCAACGGCGAACACGGGCACGCCGATTATCGGTCTATTCAACCCGGCGAACTCCGGTAAAAACCTTTCCCTGATCGCGCTGGATCTCCAGACGATCTCGGGTACTCCGGGTGGCCCGTTCTATTGGAATGTGATCCCAGCGCCTTGCGGCATTACTGCTGCGGGAACCGCCGGCCTGAACTCTGCCAGCTTCGCGGCGGGCGGCGTAGCGAAGGTGTTCGGCAATGCCGCTACCACGGGCAGCTTGGCGGGTACAGTGTTCCGCGTATTGGGTGGCCCTGCGGCGATCGCTGCGGGCGCGGGCATCTATTCGGTTGAGGACGAGGTGGCGGGTTCCATCATCATTCCTCCTGGCGCTTTTGCCGGTGTTTACGCCAAAGCCGTAGGCACCACGCACATTGTGGATGCGTCCATCGTGTGGGAAGAAGTGACCATCACGACCTAGTGATACGCGATGTCACTGCTGCTTTTATTTAACCAGCAGGCCGCCGCTGCAGGCTCCTTTGCCTCGGCGGCGGGCGCTTCGGCGTCGGTTAGCGCCGGGCTGTCTACGCAATTGCAGATGGCGGCGGTTGCGTCTGCGTCTGCATCCGCATCGCCCGCGCTGACCACGGGAGGGTCCGCCGCTGCCCTGCAGTCATCGGCAAGCGCCGCCAGCGCTGCCGTCGCCGCGCTCACTGCGCAAGTGCAGCTGTTTGCTGCCGCCACTGGCATCAGCACAGTCACGCCCGCCCTCACCGCGCAGATCCCGCTAGCATCGTCCGCCCCGGTCATCTCCGCCACCACGGCAGCCTTCACCAACCAGATCCGCTTTGCCAGCGCCGCCACCGCGCAGGCCAGCACCACCCTCGCACTCACGGCAGGACCATCCGGCAGTTTGGCAGCGGCGTTGGCGGCATCGGCCAGCAGTACCGTCGCTTTCACCGCGCAGATCCGCCTGGCCGCCACCACCACCAGCCAGGCCACCACCGCTGCATCCCTCACCACCAGCGCGGCCAGCGGCATGGCGGTTACGGCATCGGCCTCGTCCAGCGTATCGCCTTCGCTCACTACCCAGGTACGCATGGCCTCGGTCACGGTAGCGACGGCGGCGGCCAACTCCGCGATGACTTGCGGCATCACCCTGGGGGCCGTCCATGCAGCCAGCGCGAGAGTGACCGCTGCGGGCCTGGTCACCACCTTGCGCCTGGGCGCGCAGGCCGCCAACAGTTGCAGCCTGGTGGCGTCCCTGGCTTCCGGAATCACGGCGGTGGAAGACCCGCGCTACCGTGTCCACCCTGCCGCGCGCACCTGGCAAGCCAGCCAGTCCCGCGCCTGGGCAGTCAAACCAACACCACGAAAATGGGTAGCCTGAATGCTGGACGTCACGGTAGAACCCAAAGCCACCGAAGAAAAGATTGTCATCACCTTCTATTTCACCGACGAACTGGCCCCGGCAGAAACCCTCACCGGCGCCATCACGAGTTCGTTTACGGTGGTCAAAGGCACCGACGGCAACCCAAGCGCCATGGCCAACGGGTCCGCCGTTTTCGACTCCACGGGCAAAAAGATTCTATTGCCCATCCAGGGCGGCTTGGCGGGCAATCAATACCGCATCAAGGTGGTCAGTGCGACCACCAATGCCAGCAAAACCCTGGCCCGGTCAGCGCTCATCAGCATCGAGTAAGGAACCATGACCACGGAAAACAGTTACAACCCAAACGTCCGCCCCAGTGACCAAATCGCGGGGATTACCTCTGCACAGGTACAGGCCATTTACGGCATCCCGCAGGGCGGCACCATCAAGATCTACCCCACCGTGGCGGGCAGCGCCACGCTGTATACCTCGTGTTCACCTCTGGCGACCATTGCCGCCGATGTGGCCGGCAGTGACCTGACCACGCCGGGGGCCTCGGCCTTGCGCTGGGACGCTTCCATTTCGGGTGTCGTCACCACCACCGACATTGTCATCGCCGCCGGAGCGCTCAAGGCCGCCGCGCTGAAAGTCAGCTCAGGCACCTGGACCATGGAGGTGGTGCGTTAATGGGCAAAACCGCCACCGTCCATTACAAGTCCCGGTTTACGGCATCCCAGTTCCCGGAGATCGTGGTGGGCGCCATCGGCGATTCCATCGTTAACAACGGCGTCATCAACGGCAGCAACGACACCGATGCCTATTCCTATGCGCAAGTCTCCTGGCTGTTCGCTGGAGCGCGCCAGGCCAATGGGCTATGGATCGCCGGGCCGCATTTCGGCGTCGGCGGCTACACCTCCGCGCAGATCCTCGCCGCCGCGCCGTCCTGGACGCCGCTACAAGATCCCTATTGCACCCATGTCTGCGTCATGTCTGGCACCAACGACATCGGCAGCTCATTAACTGCCGAGCAGTCCATCGCCGGGATCACCGCCATCTGGGACCTGGTGCTGAGCACTGGCAGAGTACCTGTTGCCTGCTCGCTCCTCCCACGCGCCAGCGCCACCGATGCGCAACTGATTTTTAATGCGAAGGTGAATTGGTACATCCGCAAGGCCGCCGCGCGGTATGGCATTCCCTTCGCTGACTTCCTGACTGCCTGCCTGGACCCGGCCAGCGGCAACGCCATGAACTGGAAAACCAATTATCTCCTTAATGGAGACTCCATCCATCCAGGACCGGCAGGCGCATGGGCCATGGGTGGCGCACTGAACGCCGCCATTCAGAGCATCGCGCCGGCAGTTTCAAAAACCTTCCCTAAAGCCTATTACCAGGGTACGGCAGCGGGCGTTTTGCCTGCCAATAACCTATTCCGCACCCTTACCGGAACCATCAACGTCAGTGGTTCCACGCCCACATCCTTCGCCACCGTCACCGGGTCGCCGGTGCAGATCGTCTACGACCAGGCGACCTTCAATGCCACTTATCCTGGAAATGCCATGGCTCCTTATGGCGGGTCGAACGTGTGGGAGCTGGCCATCGATTCGGTGCAGAACTTCGTCACCATCAACAGCAGCGGCGCACCCATGACCGGTTTTTCTGCGGGCGACCGGGTAGGCTTTGCCTTTAACTTTAAGGTGGTGCCTGCCGGAGCGGAGGTGAACGCCATCCCGGGCTTTCAGATCGGCCTGCGTGACGCAGGAAATACCGCCGCGCAGATGCTGTGTTTTGGCAAAGTCACCGGCACCAGCTATTCCAGCCCCAACAGCGCCCTCACCGCCGGAGGCATGGCGGATGAGGGCTACATCTATCTGGAGCGGTCCCTCCCGGCGGGGCTGACCGCCAGCGGTTTATGTCTGTACGCAAGCATGAGCCAAACCGCCGGAAAAACCGGCGGCAAGTTGTTGCTCAGCAATCTGATGGTCATCAATTACACAACCGGCGGAGCCATGGTGGTTTAAATGCAAGATCCAATCATCGAACGTCGCCGATCCTACGATCAGATGATCGGCGAGCTGCTGGCAGAGGTGCGCCACATCAAGGACGCCCTACAGCAAACCCAGGAAAAGCTGGACGAGATCCAGGGCCGCATGAACGTCATTGACGATATGCGCAGCCAGGGCAAGGGCGCGCTACTGATCCTGGGTGCGCTGTTTGTCTTTATCGGCTACCTGGCCAACCACCTGTTCGACCGCATTTTCCCGCCAACGTAAAAAAGTCCACCGTTTTGCCTATTCGGTGGACAAACGCCTCGGTAGGCTTCTGCACCATGAGCGAACGCACCGAAAATCACCACATCCTCTCGGCCATTCTGTCCGAGTCCTGGGCCATCCAGCCGGAGGCGCTGACGGGCATTCTGTCCATCGCCAGCCGCGCCAACGAAAGCCCCGAGGCCGTCGCCACGCGCCTGGGCCGTCCACTGGAAAACTCCCAGGCCGTCACACGCCGTGACGCCACCGCCATCGTTCCGGTCAAGGGTCCGATTTTCCGTTACGCCAATCTATTCACCCAGGTTTCCGGCGCCACCAGCATCCAGGTACTGGCTACCGATCTGCAGGCCGCCATGGATGACCCCAGCGTCAAATCCATCGTACTGGAGATCGACTCGCCCGGCGGGCAAGTGGCCGGCATTGCCGAGTTCGCCGCCCAGGTCCGCGCTGCCAGCGCCGTCAAGCCGGTGATCGCCTATGTCAGCGATCTGGGCGCATCCGCCGCTTACTGGATCGCCGCCGCCGCGTCCGAAATCGTCGCCTCCGACACCGCCATGCTGGGCTCCATCGGCGTGGTGATGACGGCCTCCACCGGCGGCGACGCCAAGACCATCAAATTTGTCAGTTCGCAGTCACCGGCGAAACACGCAGACCCTAGCTCCGATTTGGGCCAGCAACGCTACCAACAACAGGTAGATGCGCTGGCCTCTGTTTTTGTCTTGCAGGTGGCCCAGTATCGCGGCGTAGATCCGCAGAAGGTGCTTACGGATTTTGGCCAGGGCGGCGTATTGATCGGCGCGGCGGCGGTGGCCGCCGGCATGGCGGACCGACTTGGTTCGCTCGAATCCATTCTTGCCGGGTTGTCCGGCGCAACTCAGCAACGAGGTAATACCATGAGTGCATCCAACCAACCGGACGCGCTGCCCATCACGGCGGATACGCTGCGGGCACAGCACCCGGACGTTTATCAAGCCGTTTTCGACACGGGCGCCAAGGCCGAGCGGGAACGCATTCAGGGCGTCGAAGAGCAGCTGATTCCGGGCCATGAAGCCCTGATAGCCGCGCTCAAGTTCGACGGCAAAACCAGCGGGCCAGAGGCCGCCGTCAAGGTGCTCAACGCCGAGAAGGCCGCCCGCACCACCGCGCTGGACCAACGCCGCGCTGACGCACCCAAGCCATTGCCCCACGCAGAAGCGCCGCTCACCGACGCTCCGGCCGCCAGCAAAAAGCCGAAAACCGCCGAACAAATCGCCGCCGCCGCCACCCGTTACCAGCTGGAGCAGAAAGCCCTGGGCATCACGGTGGACGACGTCACCGCCGTCAACTACGTCCTGCATGGGGAGTAAGCCATGTCCTGGCATAACCGAGATATCACCAAGGCGTACAACGCATCCGGCGTCATCGCCGCCTATACCGTCGTCAAGTTCGGCGCCAACGACACCACCGTCAGCCCGGCCGCCGCCGTGTCCGACCTGCTGTTCGGCGTCGCCAACGAGCTGGGCATCAGCGCCGCCGACGCCACCGCCGGAGCCACCATCGACGTCATCATCGACGGCGTGGCCGAAGCCCTGGCAGGCGCTGCCATCACGCGCGGATCGCGCCTGACGGTGGACGCCAATGGCCGCGTGGTCGCCGCTGCCCCGGCAGCAGGCACCAACAACCAGATCATCGGCATCGCCCTCAAGTCCGCAGGCGCAGCTAACGACGTGATCCCCATCCTCATCGCACCCGGCACCGTTCAGGGTTAATCGGAGACTCTCATGGCAGACGCACAAAGCCCCTTATACATCCGTCCGGATCTCAGCGCGATTGCGATCAAGTACCGGCAGAACAACTTCATCGCCGACGAGGTGATGCCGCGCACCCTGGTGGAAAAGCAGGAGTTCGTCCACCTGGCCGATCGCATCGCCGAGTGGATCACGCCGCCCGACACCACCGTGGGCCGCACCTCCACGCCCAATGCGCTGAGCAACAGCTCCCAAGACCCGACCACCTACGCCACGGTAAATCAGGGCTTGGACGAGCCGGTACCCAACCAGGACCAGCAGAATGGCCCCAGCGAGAGCGCCCTGCAACGCGCCACCCAGCGCGTCATGAGCTTCGTCGAGCTGCGTCGCGAGATCCGCGTGGCGGGCATCGTCAGCACCTCCGGCAATTACGCCAACTCGGCCACCTTGTCCGGAACCTCGCAATGGTCCGACTTCACCAACAGCGACCCGATCCAGGCGCTGCTGGGCTATCTGGACACGCCCTTCATGCGCCCCAACACCATGGTCATCGGCCAGGACGTCTGGACCAAGATCCGCCAACATCCCAAGGTCATCAGTGCCGTCAACTACTACGGTGGCGGATCGGGTCAGGGTGTGGCATCGAAAGAACAGATCGCCGCCGCCATGGGCATCGATCAGATCATCGTCGGCCAGGGTTGGTACAACACCGCCAACAAAGGCCAGGCCACCACCAAGGCGCGCGTATGGGGCAAGTTTTGCGCCCTGCTCTATCTGGGTCAGAACGGCGGTCCGGACAGTGGCAACACCTGGGGCTATACCGCCCAGTTTGGCCAGCGCATTGCCGGTGTCCGTGCCGACGCCAACATCGGCCTGTTCGGTGGGCAGTGGGTGCGTGCCGGTGAATCCGTCAAAGAAGTGGTCGCCGCGCCCGAGTTCGGCTACCTGCTTTCTTCCGTCGTCGGATAAGGAGACTCCCATGGCCAAAGCCAAACCCCAATACCGCGCCATCGACAATATCGAGCACGATGGCCTGCTGATCGCAAAAGGCAGCGTTACCGACCTCTTCACCGAAGAATCGGCTGCGCTGTTAATCCGCGCCGGAGCGCTGGAGATCTTCAACCCGGATGAAGAAATCACCATTACCGACCCGGCAGAGCCGGCGGTGGAAGGCTAGTGGACTACGACGGCGACCTCGTCACCATGCTGGCGGACTTTGGCGAGCCCATTACTCTCACCAACAGCCTTGCCGTGGCGACACCCGTCACTGCCATCGTCGACATCGTCAACAGCCAGGAGTCCGGCGGCATGAACGTGATCCAGACCACGCTGATCACCCGCACCTCCCAGGTGCAGGCCGCCGGCATTGCCGTGGGCGACACCGCCACGTTTCGCGGCAAGGACTACCGCATTGTCGACCTGGTGCCCGATGAACCGGCGCTGACCCATCTGATGGTGCGCGCCTAATGCCCAACATCCTGGATGCAGAACCGCTGATCGTCGCGCGGATTCAGCAGCAACTGCCGGACCTGGTCACGGTGGCCGGGTTCAGCACCATTGCCGGAGCCGTGCAAGTAGGCAGCCTGATCCCTGGCGCGTGGATCATCGCCGAGGGAGCGTCCGTGGATGGGCAAAGCACACGCAACCGCATTTTGGAGCGCGATCAATGGTCGCTGTTGCTCATGGTCCCGTATCAACGCGATGGCCAGAGCATCGTCACCTGGGAGAGCGGCGCGGGCAGTCTGATCGAGCGTCTGATCCAGGCGCTGCACGGCTGGTCAGTGCAGCAGGCGCTGCGGGTGGAATACCAAGGCAGGGAGGGCGTGACGTACAAGGAGGGGTATCTCGAAATCAAGCTGCGGTTTGAAACCCGCAACGTCATTGAATGCAACAACTTTTAAGCGGAGTAAGCCATGTCCGGCGTAATTCTTGAAGGCACCATGTACTGGAACCAGCTGGTGTCCGGCACCTATCAGGGCATCCAAAAGTGGCCCGGTCTGGCCAAGGCCGAGGTCAAGCCCAATTCCGATATCGTCGAGTCCGTGTCGAAAGATCGCGGACTGTACGGCACCATCACGGCATCGGTGGCCATCGCCAAGCCGTCAGAAGTGTCCATCATGCTGCGCGATGTCTCCGGACAAGCGCTGGCCATGGCCTTGCAGGGATCGCGCTCGGCGCTGTCCTACTCCAGCGGCAACCTCACGGCGGCATCCTTCACCGCTAAAAAGGGCGCTTGGGTAGAACTGACCAGTGGCGGCAACCCCATTCGCAATATCCAGACGGCTGGGTTTGTGGTCAAGAACGCAGCGGATACCGTCACCTACACGGCGGGCACCGACTACAACGTCAATTACAACCTGGGGCTGCTGGAAATTCCCACTGCCAGCACCATCGTCGACGCCAGCACCATCCACGTCACCTGCACCTTCAACGCCGTCACCGGCGACCTGGTGCTGGGATCGACCCTCGCCAACGTGCGAGGAAAGGTGTGGATCGACGGCAAAAACCTGGTCGACGGCCTGCCCTGCATCATCACCTTCTGGGACGCACTGCTCACCGCAGACGGAGCCATCGACTTCATGAGTGACAAGCTGGTGGAACTGGGCCTCAAGGGCCGCGCCATGAACGTCACCGGCAAGTCCAGTCCGTACCAGCTGGAATATGGCATGACGTTCGCGTAATCCCTCGCGACCGATGCGCCTCCTGCGTCGGCACATCCTATGTATTTGAATGGATAGGATGTGCTGAGCGCAGCGAAGCGCATCATCGGAGGATCTACGAAAAAATCCAGCGCAGAAAGTTGACCCAGAAGCGCAGGGCAAACCAGGCCACCAGGGCAAGGCTGCCCCAGACCACGATGTTGCTCCAGGCTCCGGTCGATTTCAGGTATTCCACGGTTCCGATCATCGCAACCGCGAGCAGAATCGTTCCCCATCCCACTTTGGTGTTGTAATTCATGGCATTCGGCTCCGACTTAGGCATTCGTCTGATTATCGCCGCCCAGGACATGACCGGCGGCGCAGTGCGTTCGGCGCGGGATGGATTGCAGTCCATCAGCACCACTGCCGAGCGGATGTACAATTCCCTCAAGCAGTTTCTAACCTTCTACGTCAGTATATCCGGCGCAGAGCAAGTCATCGCCCTGGGCGATCAATTCGAGAACCTCAAGGCCCGCATTCGCCTGGCGACCAGCTCCCAGGAAGAATACAACGCCGCCCAGGAAGGGCTATTCAACATCGCGCAAGAGACCCGCTCCGATCTGGAGGCCGTGGTGTCCCTGTACGGCAAGACCGCCAAAGCCATCAAGGAGATGGGCGGCAGCCAGCAGGACGCGCTGAACCTCAACCGGCTCATCGCCGAAACCTTCAAAATCTCCGGAGCCTCGGCAGAAGAGGCGAAAAATGGCATGCTGCAGCTCAGCCAGGCCATGGCCAGCGGCGTGCTGCGCGGGGATGAGTTCAACTCCGTGATGGAAAACGCCCCGCGCCTGGCGCAAGCCATGGCCGACGGACTCAACGTGCCCATCGGCAGCCTGCGCAAAATGGCCGAAAACGGCGAACTCACCGCCCGCCGAGTCACCGCCGCCCTGCTGCAACAAAAAGACGCCATCGAGCGCGACTATGCGCAGATCCCGCTGACCGTCGAAGGCGCCATGACGCAGGCCAACAACAGCCTGTTGAAGTATGTGGGGCAGCTGAACGAGAGCTACAACATCACGCAAACCGTCGCGGGTGGCATTCAGTTTCTGTCCTCACACATCAGCGAGTTGGCGACTGCGGCAAAACTACTGGCAGAAGTCTGGGGCGTCAAAGTGGTGGGCGGTTTCCTGGCCGCCTCACAGGCGCAGCTACAGGCCCTCGCCACCTCGCGCCAACAAGCCGCCGCCGCCGCAGAAGAACGCGCCGCCCTGCTCGCCACCGCCGAGGCCCGCGTCGCAGAAACGCGCGCCACCATCGCCTCCACCGAGGCCAGCATTGCCGAGTTCCGTGCACGGTCCGAGTCCATTCTCGCCGCCCAGACTCAGAATCGCTTACTCACCGAGCTGGCCGCACAACGCGCCGCACTGGCCACGGAAGAGCAGGCTCTGGCGCGATTGCAAGGCACTACTGCGGTGGCAGTGACTGCCACAGCGCGGGCATTCCAGTTGCTCAATGGGGCGATGAGTGCGTTCCTGGCGTGGGAAGTGGGCACGACCATCGGCGAATGGCTCAACCAGTTCAAGTTCGTACAAGATGCCGGCGTCAAGATCGCCGAAGTCTTCACCGATCTGCAGTTCCGCATCACCAACCTGGATCTGCGCTTTTCCGATCCGGCGGAGTTTGATCGGCAGCTGGCCAACATCCACGAGCAATATCGCCAAATAGCGGAAGACACGGACAAGCTGCAAAAGGGCAACCAGAAACTGCAGGATTCCAACAATCAAACCGGCGACTCGTTGAAAAAACTGGCGGGTGGTTTGGCGGATGTGGATTTAACCTCCAAAAAACTGCTGGCCACCCAAGAAGCCCAGGACAAGCTGCTGCAGGCGCAGATCAGCACCCGGCAGACGCTGCTGCAAAACGAAATCGACGACCTCGACGTCAAGCGCAAAGAGGCGGAGGCCCTGGGACGAATTGGCGAGGCGCGGCAACTGGAAGCGCAGTTGCTGGATGTGGTGGGGCAGAAAAAACGCCAGGAGATCAGCGATGCCAACGCATTGGCGGCCGCCAAGGAGAAAGAGTATCAAGCCGCAGCCAACGACCTGCAGTTGCTGGAAAAAGAAACCGCCGCAAAAAAGGACAACAGTGAGGCCGCGCAGACTGCCATTCTCAACGCCCAGACAGAAGCCGAAACTCGCCACCTGGCCGCCATCGCCGCCAAGGACCACGCCGATCAGCTGACACGGTTGCCGCCTACCTTGGCGCAGGTCACCAACGCCCAGGCGCTACAGAACTCTCAAGTCAAAAGCTATTACAACGCCGCGCTCATCGCGACCAAAAATGCCCGCGATCTACAGCAAGCCCAGCAGGACGGAGCGGCAACCGCGCAGGAAGTCGCCAAGGCCATGGCCGATGCGGCAGTGGCCGTGGATCAATTGGCGGAAGCTTCCAAGCGCGCCACCGTCCTGGAAGACGTCAACGCCGCCGTCCAGCGCCTAACCCAATCGGAACGCGACCACGCCGCTGCCGTCCGCAGTCGTCAGGCTGCCGACGAAGAGGCCACGCAGCGCGCCAAAGAATACGCCGCCGCAGCCGATCATGCCGCCCATGATTCCCTGGGCTTTGCTTCCGCCTTCAACCAGCTGTTCCACTCCATGCTCGACCCGGTGGCGACGCTTTCCAAAAGCGCCGGGAATGCCATCGTCAAGCTGGCCGGGGACCTGGTGCATGCCGGGCAGAGCTTTTCCGACTTCTGGCCGGTGTTTGCGGTCGGCAACGACATCTTCAAGGCACAGCAGGCGCAGCTGGAGCGCAACGCCGCCGCCACAGACGCCCTCAGTCAGGCCATGGCCAATGGCGTCAACATGTCCCAGGCGTTGAGCATCGCCCAGCAGCAGCTGGCCGCCAGCCAGGCCGGCATGGTCGATTTTACCGGTCGCGCCATCGATGGTTTTCAGTTACTGGATAAACAGCAGCTTTCCGGTTTGCAGTCCGCCATCGATTCCGCCAAGCAAAAAATGCAATCCCTCAACGATTCGGCGCGCTCCACCCTGCAGTCCCTGCAGGAGGAATTGTTCCAAATGGAAGGCAACGCCCAGGCGGTGGAGAACCTGCAATATCAGCAGAAAAAGCTGGAGCTGCAGGAGCGCATCAACGAGGCGCGCAATCAAGGCAACGCCAAGGCCCTGGCGGATCTGCAGGCCTCGCTGGATCTGGAAAACCGCATCCATGCCAAAAAGCTGCAATCGCTCCAAGCCCAGGCCGCTGCCGATACCCTGGCCAGCGCCAAGTCCGCCAGTACCAACCCGGCAGCGCCTGCGGGCGGTCAAAAGCCCACCGACACCGTCCACGTCAATTTCACCCTACCCAACGGCAGCACCGCATCCGGCGACTTTAACAAAAACGACGCGGACACCCTGATCAAGTTCTTGAAGACCGCCAAGGGGTTTAGCGTGTGAGCAACATCACCCTTACCCACCTGACCACCACGGTCACCCTGCCGGCAGATCTGGACTGGACCGATGAGTACGACTGGCACCCGGTCATGCATGCGGTGGATTACACCCTGACCGGCGCATTGGTGGTACAGACCAGCACGCGCCAGGCGGGCCGCAACATCACACTGGAAGGCAGCAATTCCAGCGGCTGGATGGCGCGGTCGGATCTGGATGCTCTGCGCGCCCTGGCCGCCATCGAGGGCGCAGTGTGCACGCTCAGCATGCCGGGCCGCGCAGACAAGCAGGTGATGTTCCGCCACCAGGACACCGCCGTGCAGGCACACCCCGTTTACACGCCAGTGCCGCCCGCAGCGGATGACTGGTTCTATATCACCGTAAAACTGATGGAGGTTTAACCGTGGCCGTATTGGACGCCGATCTAAAACTGATGCGCTCCGAGCGCCTGGGCGATACCGACGATGCCGGCGGACGCATGTCCGGCACCGAAGTAGTGGACGGAGCCAGCAACAACCTGTTCCCGGATGTCTCGGCGCTGGACCGCACCATTGGCCGCGTCAACATCGCCAAGGCGTTTTTAAATGTGGCCACGCCCAACACCGACAACCTGTACGGTGCGCATGTGATCCTCGACGACGCCCCGGACGATCCTGCCGTCAGCGCCACGCTGTTTACCACTGCCAACTGGTTTGACCACCGCGCCGACCACCAGAACCACATCGAGAGCTATCTGGCGCGGGGCGGAAAATGGCAGGGCTATGTCTACGAGACCCAACTGGCCGGGCAGCGCGCCATCCAGATCATCCAGCGCGAGAACGTGGCGATCCCCGACGTGGGCACCGTGTTTGTGCTGATCGGTCACGAGAACCTGTCCGATGAGTTCTACCAGTTCGTTCGGGTCACCGCTGTTTCCAGCCTGGTGCAGAGCTTCTACAACGCCTCGGCCAACCACGACTTCACTCGCCGGGTGGTGACACTGACGATTTCCGATCCGCTGCTGTACAACTTCATCGGCTATGCCGCTACGGAAGGCGACCCGACCAACTCCACCTGCGTTCTCCGCACCACCATCGTCGCCGATGCCGCCAAGTATTACGGCATCCAACCGCTACACGCCGCCGCCAGCAGCGGGCAGTTTTCCGTAACGGCGGAGACCATCTACAACCAGCTGGTGCCGGGCGCAACGCAAGAGACACCCATGGTGGACCTGACGGTTACCGGCACCTCTGGCGCGCTGATCGCAGGGGCCGGGAGCAATATCAGCTTCACCCTGGGCAGCACCCTCAGTCCCGGGGTCAGCTTGTACCTGGGCAATCCTTGCGTACCCGGCACCCTCACCATCACCGCCACCGGCCTGTCCATGACCGACAAGGCCGGCGACCTGATCGTATCGGGCACCGCCGTGGGCACCATCGACTACGCCCATGGCCAGCTCAATTTCAGCGCCTCGGCGGGCAATTACACCGGCACCAAAACCGTCAGCTTTCGTCCAGCCGGGCAGCCGGTTCGGGTACAAGACACCGCATCCGTGCCCATCGACGCCAGCAGCCGGGGCTATGCCTATGCCCTCACTCTGGCGCCGATCCCCGCGCCAGGCACGCTCACCATCAGCTATCGCGCCATGGGCAAATGGTACGACCTGGTGGACAGTGGCGACGGACTGCTGCTGGGATCGGACACCAGTTTCGGTGCGGGCAGCCTCAACTTCACCACCGGAAGCATCCTGCTGACGCTAGGTGCGCTACCGGACATTGGTGCGGATCTGCTGTTTTCCTGGGGCGCGGCTCCGTCCACTTTCGACCGCTCCGAGGGCAGCGTTCTTGGGCCGGCATATCAATACACCACGGTGACGCCAGGCATCGTTCCCGGCAGCCTGACCATCACCTGGTTAGTCAGTGCCGTGACCAAGACTGCCGTGGACAACGGCAGCGGCACGCTGTCGGGAGACGCTCTGGGCAGCGTGGAATACACCAGCGGCAAGCTGGTGTGGCGGCCTACCTTTATGGTTGCGCCGGGCACGCAGTTCACCATCGCCTATCAGACCGCCGCGCAGACCCAGGAGGTCTTCACCAACTACAGCCTCACCGGCACCACCGGCACCTTCACTCTGGCGCATCAGCCGGTGGTCGGGCATTCGGTGCAGATCGATTTCAACCTCACCGGACACGGCTACTATGACAAATCCGGCGTGGCCGTGGACCGGGCAGAAACCCTGACCATTCACGACGTTCCGGGCGGAGGCAGCACCGGAACCTGGGACAACGGCGTTACCGGCAGCATTAACTACACCACCGGTGCGATCAGCGTCAACGTCACCCGCACCATCGACCAATACACACCCCATTACACCTATCGCGGCTACGGCGTGAACTTGGGTGGTGGATGGGTGTACGACGGGCTGACGCTCACTCATGACGGCCAACTGTTGCCGCCGGGAACGGGGCGCACCGCCACCGTCACCTATCGCTACGCCACCACGCCCACCGCGCAATCGGAAACCTACACGCCCGCCAGCTCCCTGGCGCTGGACCTCACCGACCGCTATGCGGAGACCATCGTTCCCGGATCGGTGCGATTCACTCTGGGCGGAAAAACCTACATCGACCGCCTCGGCCAGCTGTATGCGGACGTGGACGCACTGAGTGGCGCGGGAACATTGGCAGGCTCCCTGGATTACGACTCCGGGCAGTGCAGCATTACCTACTGGAGCACTGGCGGCACCAGCGCCGTGGCGCTCAAGTCGCTGCTCACCGACGTGGCTCTGCACCCGGTTGCCAGTCTGCGCTTTCGCATCCCCATCGCCCCGGTGCGCTCCGGATCCGTGCAGATCCGCGCCACGCCCCTGGGCGGCAGCCAGATCAGCGCCACCGCAGACAGCAATGGCAACTTTTCCGTCACCGGAATGATCGGCACCGTGGATTATCTGACCGGAGTGGTCAAACTGCGCTTTGGGCAGATGGTCACCGCCGCCGGCAACGAAACCCAGCCCTGGTACGATGCCGCGCAGATTGTCAGCGGCCAGATCTTCAAGCCGATTCCGGTCTATGCCGAAACCATCCGCTACGATGCCGTCGCCACTACCTACATGCCCTTGCCTGCGGATCTGCTCGGCCTGGACCCGGTACGTCTGCCCATCGATGGCCGCGTGCCCATCTTTCGTAAGGGCGATGTGGCCGTGGTGCACCACACCGGCACCGTCGCCGTCAGCAGCCCCACCGCCGGCAGCACGCTGGATCTGGGCCGCACGCGGTTGGCGCGGGTGTGGGTGCAGGATTCGCTGGGCGTCAAATTGGCGACATCCCTCTACAGCGTAGACCTCAACACCGGCATTCTCACCTGGGCCAATCCTTTGGTGCTGACCGGCTACACCGGACCCTACACGGTCTATCAGCGCATCGAGGACATGAGCCTGGTGTCCGACGTGGAAATCTCCGGCAAGCTCACCTTCACCCGACCCATCACCCACGATTTCCCGACCGGCTCCCAGGTGTCCTCGGCGCTGCTCATCGGCGATCTGCAGGCGCGCTACACCAGTCTTTTCGAGCAGGGCAGCTGGACCAATGTCTGGCAGGACAGCCTGATCGGGTCTGCGCCCGTGGCGGTGTATGACGATCTCAACTATCCGCTCACCGTGCGCAACGATGGCGCCACCCAGGAGCGCTGGGCGCTGATCTTCACCAACAGCACCACCTATCGCTGCGTGGGACAAAACGTCGGCGAAATCGCCAACGGCATCTCCACCACCGTCAACTTCTCGCCCACCAACCCGGCCACCGGTCACCCGTATTTCACCATCCAGGGCCTGGGTTTTGGCGGCGGCTGGTCCACGGGAAATGTGCTGCGCTTCAACACCATCGCCGCCAACTACCCGTTCGAGGTGGCGCGCACCATTTTGCAATCCAGCCCCACGCTGCAGTCGGATCGGTTCTCGATCCAGATTCGTGGCGATTCCGATCATCCGTAGAGGTCACCATGAGCATTCTTTCCGCCATCGATTCCGCCTATCAGGCATTGCAAACCGGCAAGCAACTCGCCAATCCACACGCCTGGAGCAACGCCGCCACCACCAAAGGCCTGCTGGCCTCATTGATCACTGCGCTGGTCGGCCTGGCCCATGCCTATGACATTCCCATTGAGGTGAGCGGCGTGGACGTGCAAAGCATGGCCCTGGGCCTGTCTTCCCTGGGCATGGTGATCTCGCAGTTGCTGCACATCGTCAGCAACAAAAACGCGGGGTTGTAATGGCCAACGAAACCAAATTATTCAAATCCACCGACTCTGGCGCGCCGGTACTCAGCGGGTCCGCCGGGGCGCTGCTCAGCGTGCTGGATGCCTGCCTGATCAACGGCTACAACTCCAAGGCGGTGCAGGGCATTACCCGGTCTGGCGCAGTCGCTACCCTCACCTATGCCAGCGCCCACAACTACCTGGTCAACGACATCATCACCGTGGCCGGGGCGGATCAGGCGGAATACAACGGCGTGTTCCGTGTCGTCAGTACGCCGACCACCACCAGCCTGACCGTCGCCGTTACCGGCACGCCCGCCACGCCCGCCACCACATCCACCAGTCTGTCCAGCCTCAAATCTCCGGTCGGCGGCTGGACCAAGGCCTTCACCGGCACCAATCTGGGCGCGTACAAATCCACCGATGGCCTGGCCACCGGCATGTACATCAACGTCGACGACACCACCGGCACCGGCAAATACGCCACCATCAACGGCTTTGAGGCGATGACCGCCATCAGCACCGGCACCGGCAACTTCGGCACGCAGTACTTCCACAAGTCCAGCACCGCAGACGCCACCGCCCGACCCTGGATGGTGATCGCCGACTCGCGCATGGTGTTTCTGTTGATCGGCTGGAACCAAGCCGCCCCACCCAGCTCCACGACGCAGTACGACTGTTTTTGCTTTGGCGATGTGAATAGTTACGTGACGGGGGATGCCTATCACTATCTGCTGAAAGGGTGCACGGTCACCAACCCGGCGGGGATCGGAGCGGGTAGCAATATGTCTGCGGCAGCAGTGACCAACGGTACCCAAGCACCTGCGCGATTTGCGCGGAGCTATGCGCAGATCGCGCCTGTGGACAGCTATCAATTCAGCGCCGCTGGAGCGCGATCCTCCAGCGGGGCCGGCAATGCGGACATGTGGTCTGGGAATACCCGGGGCGGTGGTGGCGTCTACCCGAATCATATGTACGCCCTAAATCCATCCGATTTGGGCCTGCATTTTTGCACTGTATACGTGTGCGACTGGATTTCAGCGGACACGAAATACTCCATTCGTGGGACCTACCCAGGATTGCAGCACATCATGGAGATGGGGGTCATCGACCTGGGGTCGTCGGAATCTCTGCTGATGTCCGGTGTGGCAGGGATCGATAACGGGCTTTTGTTGGCGGTGCGCTCACAGTACAACTCTTCTTATGGAACGGCATTTCTTGCCTTCAGTCTCGGCAACTGGAGATAGCCATGACGCTACCTACGGTCGTCCGCATCAACGCCGCCACGCCACGATTTTTCACGCGCGTTACCGCGCCAGTTCCTACCCGAAAAATGCTGCCCGATACCTTGAAGCCGTGGGGAAATGCACCCGATTGGCGCGGTGCCGGCAGCATTGCCGGGCATGTGCAGATCGGCTCTCTGCCCGTCTCCAAACGGGTGCGCTGCTACGACCGCAAAACCGGAAAGCTGGTGGCGGAGACCTGGTCCGATGCGGGCACCGGGGCCTATACCTTCGCCAGGCTCAACCCTCTGCGCCTGTACACGGTGCTGGCCATTGACGATGCCAATCAATACAACGCCGTGGCCGCCGATGAAATTACGCCGGGGTAAGCCATGAGCGCGCTGTCTCTCAACGTTACGGTCCGCAACAGCCGCGCCCAGCAAATTTTCAACGCGCTGGACGCCAACACCAACCCGGGCGTCTGGCAGTTTTACACCGCACCACGCCCCACCCTACCGGGCGACGCCGTCACCACGCAGACTTTGCTCGGCACCTGCACGCTGTCCAAACCCAGCGGCACCGTCAGCGCCGGCGTGGCCACCTTCGCCAGCATCACCGACGACGCCCTGGCCGATGCCGATGGTTATGTGGCCTGGGTGCGCATGCTCGATGGTGCGGGAGGATGGGTGGCGGACTGTGATGTCACCCTCACCAGCGGGGCCGGACCCATCAAGCTGCCCTCCTTGCGCATCTACCAGGGCGGCACCATCCACGTCGCCACTGCCGTACTCACCGAGGGCAATGCCTGATGGCTGCCTACCAGGCGCCGCCGTTTGATCAGGTCAACCTGTTTCTGGCCGACGCGCCGCCGCTGGATGCGGAGCTCAATCTCGACATCGCCCAATACGGCCACAGCAACGCCAGCTTGGTGGTTACCCTGGAGGGCGTCACCCTTCAGGCCCTGGGCCGCTGGAACTTCATTCATTCTGCAGATTTCGCCGCCAGCCTGGACGATGTGGGCTTGGCTGCCTCGGGCGCATTCGACATCAATGTCTGGCGCGGCGTGCTGGGCAAAGTGGACGGAGCCTGGCAAATGGCCGACACCCACGCGCCGCAAAATCGCGGGCCGTGGGCAGACTCCACCCATGTGCGGGAGGAGGATCGCATCGGCATTACTTCTGCCGATGGCCTGGGAACGCGTGCCTATTTGAGCTGGGCCGATGACCTGCCCTTGCGCAATGCCTCGCACATCGCCCACACCGAAGCGGATCGGCTACAGACTGCACGCGGATCTGCTTTTATGGGGCTATATCCCCATCGGCTGGATCAGTATCAGGTGTATACCGAGGCGGATCACCGCAAGACGGCCAGCGGATCGGTGTGGATGTACCTTTATCCGCATCGAGCAGGCGATGCTTTAGGTTGGATGGATGCCGATCTTAAATCACTCACATCTGAGTCATTATGGCGGCGCGAGGCCCTGGGGCATCTCATCGGCCGCGTGTTCCCCTGGCAAATGGGCCGCCCCCCCTTGCCGGGCTCCAGCACCGTCATCGATCCCGTTCCGCCCACCGTCACGCCGCCCTATCTGCCGCCCGATCACGCCGACGTTATCCTGCGATTTGCGGCACTGCTGCCGGTCAACACCACGCTGATCCTCGGCGGTTTGCCGGTTCCCATCCTTCCCTCCCTACGGGTTTACATCGTGGCCAACTCCATCGCCCTGGTCCGCCTTGCGGACAATGTCACCATCCTCTGCAACCGCATCAACCTCAGCACCGATTTCAAATCCTGGTGCTGGTCCTTCGATGCGGACGTGCCCTATTCCGAGCTCAGCAAATTCAACTTGCTCAATGGTCCGGTGGAGCTGCAACTCACCCTCAACGGGTTGACCTGGAAACTCATGGCCGAGCAAATGCGCGACACCCGCAAGTTCGGCGGAAACTCCCTATCCATTTCTGGGCGCTCCCTGTCCGCCTACCTGGCCGCGCCCTATGCGCCCGTGCAAAGCACCGCCAACACCGTCGCCCGCAACGCCGCGCAGCTGGCCGACGACGCCCTGGCCAACACCGGCTGGACCATGGACTGGGCCGCGCAGGACTGGCTGGTCACCGCCGGGGCCTACAGCATCGAGCGGCTGACGCCCATCGAAATCATCAACCGCCTGGCCGAAGCCGCCGGGGCCTATGCGCAAAGCGACGACAGTGCCAAGACCATCCACGTCCAACCCGTCTACCCGCTGCTGCCCTGGGTGTGGGACTCGTCCACGCCCAACATCATCCTGTCCGAGTCGGCGATCCGCTCCATCGGCAGCGAGTGGAAAGAAAAGCCCGGCTACAACGTCGTCAACGTCACCGGCCAGCAGCAAGGCGTCAGCGTCAATGCCGTGATCAACGGCACCGCCGGCGACGTGGCCGCGCCGCAAATCGTCGACGCCCTGTGCACCCATCCCGACATGGGCCGCGCCAGGGCCATGGCCGTGCTGGGCGACACCGGCAAACAATCCACCATCACCCTCGATCTACCGGTGTACGACACCACCGGCGTGATCCATCCCGGCAAACTGTTGCGCATCGACGGCAGTAGTTCCTGGTTCGGCCTGACCCGTGCCGTGCGCGTCTCCGCCGACTGGTCCGACGGCCTGCGCATAAACCAAAGCATCGAACTGGAGCGCCACCATGCCTAACCCCTGGGCCGAGTTCCGGCAGCTCTTTCCCAACGCACCCAACCTCATCGGCACCGTCCTCGAGACCCACAGCGACGGCACCGTCACAGTCCACTTTCCCGACGGCGGCACGCAGCGCGTGCTGGGCACCAACTCCGTAGGCGTCACCGTGCTCGTGCGAGAGGGCATCGTGCTCAGCGAATCGCCGAGCTTGCCCACCTACACACTCTACATCTGAGGGTTTTATGCAAATCGCAAAACTGGAAACCGCAGCCGAGCACTTCGCCCAGTCCGGGCTATCTTTGCTGAAAGGATTAATCCACATCGTCAGCGCCCTGGCGCCCGTGGCGGAAGTCGTTGGAGCAGCAGTAGGACAGCCCGAAGTCGCGGCGGCCGCCAAGCTGGCGGAAGCTACAGCAACGGCAGCGGATGCGGCGTTGGAGAAGGTGACAGCAGGGGGTTAATCTGCTATTTCTGGATATGGGTAAAGAGCGGGGCTGTTGCCGGCCTCGCTCACCTGGAGTGTGGCAAGAAATTGCGCCAGCACCATACAGCCCGCATGAATCCTAAATTTCGCGCGGCCTGCAAAGCCGTCTAAGCCGGTTCGATTCCGACCTCAGCCTCCATTCAAATCCTTAATCCAAAAAGAATTAGCCAGTAATATGGCCATTTCTGCATTTGCCAAAACCATCCTAAAACCGGTATAAAACGGCCTAATTTCGCCCCGAGTGTGGCACGGTGCCACGCGGGATTGCTAAAAAGGCCGTCTATGTCCACCGTCCGAAAACGCCCCAACGGAACCTACCAGGTCACGATCCGGCGCAATATCCTGCCTAAGCCCCATTACGCCACCTTTGATACAGAGGCGGAAGCGACTCGGTATGCGCAGCGTATGGAGACTTTATTGAATCGCGGCGTGGTGCCGGATGCGTTGCGAGCGGAGCCTAAGCGGGAGGTGGTGATTGGGGATTGGGTGGATCGGTATTTGTCCCAGGTGCATGTATCTGCCCATGATCGGGATGTGTTGACGCGGCTGGATCTGCAGTCTCTACGTGGCGTTGAGGTGCATTTGCTGGATGTGCATCGGGTGATGCAGTGGGTGACGGCGATGAAGACCGCCGGCCTGGCGCCGGGGACGATTCGGAAAAAGGTGGGCGCGATGGCGCGGGTGTTTGATTGGTGCGTGATTGCGGAGTTGGCGGATCTGAATCCTTTTCGCCTGATCCCGAAGCGCTATTCCATCTACACGCCTTCCGATGGTGAGGCGGTGCGGGATGTGGAGCGGGATCGGCGGCTGCATCCGGGCGAAGAGGATGCCTTGCGGGCGGCCATGGCGGGGATGTTGTCGGTGGATCGGGATGCCTGGGTGCTGTTGTTTACCCTGGCCATCGAGACGGCGATGCGTCTGCGGGAGATGTACACGCTCCGGTGGGAGCAGGTGGACGTGGATCGGCGCACGATCTTTCTGGACAAGACCAAAAACGGCGATAAGCGCCAGGTGCCGCTGTCCAGCGTTGCCCTTGCCTGTCTGGGCGGCATTCCTGCGCGCAGCGGGTTGTTGTTCCCCTGGTGGGATGGGAATGATCGAAGCCTGAAAAAAACCACCGCGAGGTTATCCTCGAAATGGTCGCGGATTGCGCGGGATGCGGGCTGTGAGGATCTGAACTTTCACGACCTTCGGCACGAGGCGACTTGCCGATTGTATGAGCGCACGCGGTTGACGGATGTGCAGATTGCCCGGATCACCGGTCACAAAACGCTGATTATGCTCAAGCGCTATGCCAGCCTGCGCGGCAGTGATTTAGCTGGGGAGCTCTGGTAGCTCCACAGCGCCACGCCTGCGCTTTGGCGCAGGTTTATGGATGGTGGTTTCTGCCTTTCTGCGCGCCTGCTCTCGTTTGGCCCTGGCGCGGAAATAGGCGATCAGATCCTCGCGCAGGAATACCCATTTCGCCGGTCTGCCCGCCTTCCCAACTCCGGACTCATCGCCCAGGCAGACCGCCGGGATTTCTCCGCTGGCGGCCAGGCTAATCACTTCCGATGTCTGCATGCGCAGTAGTTCTGCGGCTTCTTGTTGGGTTAGGGTTTCCATAACCATTAATTAATCCCAGATATCCAAAATATTAAAGGTGGAGTTGCATTGGGTTTCAAATTCTTTCATTGCTGCGTTCCATCCGGGCTACATTCTGGGTTCTCCTTGCTAGGTATAAGGTATAACTTTTCTAGTATCTTATTTGCCGTTTTGTGCCACGCCAGTACCACTCCATGTGCCTGCTCTAACATTTCTTGCAGCGCTCTTATCCGCGCCTCAAGCTCCTCGATTCTCTTATCTCTATGGGCAAACTCCGCAGCAATTCTCCTTTTGCTGTTTAGCTGCTCTGTCGTCATCGCGCTTATGTGCCTGGTGTAGTAAGGCTCAAGTTCCTCGATGTCTCTTTCTGCGTATAGTTTTTCCATTAATTAATCTCCCCAGATATCCCAAACATTAAAGGCAGGCTTTCCGCAGATACTACAAGTGGCGCTCTGCACTAATCCCATGCCCGTATCGAGTTCTTTGAGTGGTCCCTTAATATCGCATTCATGGGGATCAACGGGAGGTTGCGGCGACTGATTGTGTATGTATTCTTTCATCTCTTCACCCACTCCGGCTTTTTCAATAATGGAGCCCAGGCTAAATACTGCCCCTCGTCATACCAAGTACCGACCACGGTAATCCCTCCGGAGGTATACAGAAATAACCTTTCTCCTTTCGGCGGTGGCTCAATGGCGGGGTTGTGCCATTGGGTGGTATGGACGGGTTCCGGTTGGTCGGTGTGCATGGCGATCTTTAGTTTCTGGACAAACGCTTGGGCTCATCCGCCATGCTCGGCATAAATCCGCTGCCGTGCGATTGGCCGGTGGCCTTGATGTAATCCACCTCGGCTTTGGCGCTGTTGACCAGTACCTGGGCGACGTCGGCGATGGCCCTGGCGCGGTCGATGTCCATGGGTTTTTCTTCGTCTTGCAGGGCTTCCAGGGTGGCAAACAAATGGTTTCTTAAATCTTCAATCTTATTTTTCATCTCGGCTCTCGATTTTGCGTTTGAGTTTGGCGACGGTGCGGATGCAGTCTTTGAGTTCTTTTGGGTATCTGTGAATGGTATTTCGGCGCATCAATTCTTTGCGGTCGATGGCTTCCAGGTTTTCAATCGTGCAATTCTTTTTATTGCCGTCCTTGAATACGACGACATGGCCGTTGGGTAATGGTCCGTGATGCTCGATCCAGAGTAATACATGGACTCCCATATAATCCTTTCGGGTGATTCCGGTTTCTGCGACTTTGCGTTCCGTATACCCTTCTTTGGTGACTCTCTCAAAACCCAGGGGTTGCCGGTTGTGTGCAACGGTGCCGGGCTTGAATTGGGTCTGTATGGCGCGCTCGTTGCTGACGATGACGGTTTTGCCTTTGTTCCATGAGGCGTGCCCGGGTTGAAATCGATGGCCGTTGTCTTGGCAATCCCGGGTTTTGCGGCCAGAGGCTGGGCTATTCATAAATTCATCGGATTTGCGCAGGCCGAGTTGGATGGCTTTTTGGTATATGCCAGTCAGCCCGCGATCCAGTTCGTCGGCGATGGTTTGGGTTTTGGTGTCTGGATAAAGTTGGCGCAAGCGCTCCAACTCCCTTAAGCTCCAGTGGCGTTTTTTACGCTTCGTCGTCATCGAATATGTCCGCCGTTTGATGATCGATGGGCATGCGTTGGTTCCATACGTGCAGCGCTTGGTGCTGTCCGGTGCTGGCGATTTCGTGACTGGCAATAGGTCCAGTGCAGCCGCATTGGTCGCAAAGGACTGCGTATACATTCA